AGACAATCAATGAATATAAAGCCGTTAGTACCACACTAACGGCTTTCATATTAACAGCCGTTTTGCCCCGTCAAAATGACTATGTAAAATGACTATGCAAAATGCTGGTACGCAAATAATTATATATTTTTTTTATAGGAATAGTTTAAAGTTTTTCGTACCTTTGCAGCCGAAATTGTAAAACAATAAATTATAATGAATACCCTAATACTCGCATCACAAGGAATTATACCCAAAAAGACTATTACAAGCCTTGAACTTGTAGAGCAAATCAACCTATTCAGAAAAGAAGAAGGTAAGGAAACGGAACTAAGACACGACACGATGCTTTCTATTATCAGAGATGAATTTGAAGAAGAAATCTCACTCCAAAAAATTTTGGAGTCAAAATACAAGAACGAACGGGGGCGGGAATATCCTATGTTTGAACTCACTATTGCACAAGGAAAGCAAGTACTACTTCGTGAAAGTAAATTTGTTCGCAAGCGTGTAGTAGAGTGGTTGGAACGTTTTGAGGAAGCAAACAAACCAATGACAGCAGGCGAAATATTAATGGCTCAAGCACAAGGAATGATTGCCTTAGAAAAAGCGCAACAAGCACAAGCCAAGCAAATAGCCTTGCAAAATGAGCGTCTCACTAAGATAGAAGCTAAAATCACCACCAAAAACGAGGACTATTTTACCATATCAGGATACAGCAATATCATAGGCAAAAGAGTACCCTTGCAGTTAGCTATATCATTAGGGAGAAAAGCCGCAAAAATATGCGTACAACGTTCTATACCTATGGGCAATGAATACGATGCCAAATACGGCTTCGTTAAGAGTTATCCTACTGAAATATTAAGAGAAGTATTTGAAACAAAATAGACTACTATGAAACACCAAGAAAGCACCCTACAAACCGCCTGCGTGCGATGGTTTAGATACCAATATCCGCACCTCGTTATATACGCCGTTCCTAATGGAGGTAGTCGCAATGTTCGTGAAGCGCAACGCCTCAAGGCAGAGGGGGTATTATCAGGGGTAGCCGACTTGGTGGTGCTACTTCCTCAAGGTAAAAGCCTCTATATCGAAATGAAAGTCAAAGGCAATCGCCAAACGCAAAACCAAAAGGATTTTCAGAAGAAAGTCATCGCACTGGGGCATACCTACGCCGTATGCTACACCTTTGAGGAGTTTCAAAAAGTAGTAGAAAATTACATTAGCGTTGGTGATTATTTTGCGCCTAAAATAGAAAAGTTACCTAAAAAGATTAAACCATAAAACCTAATTCCTATGTTTGACAATATAAAAAAAGCGCTCGAAACAGTCACAGAAGCGCATCATTTCAGCCAATCCGATATAAAAAAACTATTTTGCGGATTAGCAAAGAAGCATTTTCGCTGCACACAAGAGGATTTAGCTAACTATCTACGTGTATCCCGTACCAGTGTAACCTATTACCTCCACCAGCATTCGCTTGCAGATAAAAACACACAGTACAATCAATGTTTTAAGAACTCGGAAAGAGTACTAATAAACCTAATGAAAAAGTCTAAGCGCTCTTAATTCTTTTATAGTATTTTTCTCATTTTTATTATGTTTTTTAATTTTCTACCGCCTCATTACTGGGGCGGTAGTTTTTTATTCCTCACCTTCTTTTACCTGCTCCTGCTCAAAACGTTCTTTCAGCTGCATACTATCAGCCTCCTTACGAACAAGGTACTCAATAAGGTTCGCTTGCGACATTCCTTTTTTGTCGGCTAATTCTTTCATTAGGTTCATAAATGTTTCAGACGCTCTAATCTGAAAAACTTTGTCTTTTACACGTGCCATAATGTTAAGTATTATATTCCGCTGCAAAGATATAAAGTAATACCTAATAAAATAACTAATGTAATTACATTTAACAAAAATTTAACATTAAAAACTTGCATATAATTATAAATGTAATTACCTTTGCACCGTCAAACAATAAGAACAAGTAATAACATTAAACACATTAATAGTATGAAAGCATTAAACAAACAACAAGAGCCTCAAATATTTTTCGAATGGTGTTATAACAATTATGAAGTACGCACCAAATTAGAACTCAAAGGGCGTGGTATAAAAAAATCAGAGTATACAGAAGGCGTTTATTTTGTAACCCCAAAAGCACTTGAAAAACTTGAAGCAAAATACACTTGCGCACGTTACGATGTACATTCATTAAACAACTAATAAAAACAGACCTAAGCAAGTCTTTAAACTGCTTTTAAACTCAATTTAATAACCTTTTAAATCAATATAAAAATGACAGCAACAGAAAAAACAAACAACCTAAGAAACGAACTAAAACAATTAGGGTACAACAATCGCAAAGTATCTGTTAAGTTAGATAGAGGTACGTTTGAAGATGCTATTTGGGTAAATGTAAAACCTGAACTTTCAAACACCGATTTTCTAACCATTAAAACCACATCAGAGAAGTATCAAAAAGTAGATTATCACAAAGGCGAAATAGTAACAGGCGGCAACCTATACGTATTTGTTCAATAACCCCCACGCCCTGAGCAAGGCGCAAAAAGGCTCAAAATATCAGTAATAACCTTTTAAATACATAACACTATGACAACCATTAAAACACTATCAGAAATCAACTTTGATATAACTCTAAAAGTAGCCAAAGTAAGAGGCGGGTACGCTATTATCAGCGGCTACAACAAGCTGAGCAAAACCTTCAAAACTGAAGCCCTTGCACAAGCTGAACTTGAAGAAAAAAAATCTCATTATGAATACTGGTCAAAAAGTGCCGGCTCTTCATATGTGAATGCTTATGGCAAAGGGCTTGTTAGAAAAATTTATATTTAACCTTTTAAATCTCAAAAGCAAATGAAACCACTACACGACACCATAAACGACCGCTATATTATCAGCACCTACTTTGATAAAGCTGCAAAAACATATATCACCAGTGTAACTGACAAACACACTTTTGATATTATCAAAGAAAGCAAATCATCTACCTACAACAATGCTAAAACCATATACAAAGCAACCGTATTACACTACACACTAAAAAATAATTAATAACCTTAAAACACATACTAAAATGAAAAATACTGACAAAAAGAACGTTTTTACCCTTGCTTGGCAGTTTGCACGCCAAACAGGGCTATCATTCAGCGAATGCCTCAAAAAAGCGTGGGCAAATATCAAACTCAAAAGCAAAATGAGCAGCCAAATCGTACGCTTCTACTTTCAAAAAGTAGACGGCTCAACCCGTGAGGCGTGGGGTACATTACGCCCAGATTTGCTACCTCCTACCCAGCATAACCGCAAAACCAATAATACCGTACAAGTATACTTTGACACCGAATGCCACGAGTATCGCTGTTTTAAGAAGTTTAACCTTGTGAGCATCGCATAAAATCACTATATTTGCACCACGCAAAAAAATGTCAAAAAAATGTCAAACTATCAGCAAGCAATATAGCAATAATCACCGTACCTTTGCCTTACCAGCGGGGTAGAGCAGTAGGCTAGCTTGCGTGTTTAACTTGCACGAGGTCGCTGGTTCGAGTCCAGCCCCCGCAACTAATAAAATATTGTAGTATGAAAATATTAACATTACAAATCAAACGCCCTTACTTAGAAGATATTCTATCAGGTACAAAAACAAAAGAGTATCGTGAAATTCGCCCAAAGAACGCCGATAAATACATTATTCAAAATCCTGATACTGAAGATGAAGACCAGTGGCTTCAGCCTGTAAAGTACGATGCTATTAGGTTTTTCAACGGTTATGCAACCGACCGCCCTGAAGTCGTTATCGAAATCACCAACTCTGAAATAGAACTATCCGTCGATGAAAATGGTGAAGAAATCACCTACGAAGAAGATGGACAAGAGTACATCGAAGCCCAAATGGTTTATACATTAGGCAAGGTGCTAAACAAGAAAAATATTTAATAACTTTTAAAACATTCAGCTGAGTTAGAAAGACACAAATCCAAAAACAAATCAACAAACTATCGGGCATTAGTCGAGTAGCCCGATATGGTAGAAATCAAAAAGGTCAAGCGTTGTCAGTACAACAACGTAGGCGAAACGTATATGCTGCTTTTAGAAAACAAGCAGGACTTTCAGCAGGATAACCTATGAATATCTACCAACACACACAGCAAGTAATAGACACGGTTAAGGCTAAAACTAACCGTGTTTTGCTATTTTATTCTTGTGGTAAAGACAGTATCGCACTGCTACACTGGTGCGCCCAAAACTTCGATGAAGTAGTATGCGTATTTATGTACTTTGTAAAAGACCTTGAACATATCAATAAATTCATAAACTTCTCAAAAAAGCAATACCCTAATATTTCATTTATACAGCGTCCTCACTACGCCCTTACTTACATCAATAAGTCAGGACTATTTTGTACTCCTCAAAATACACGCATACTCAAACTATCAGATATTATACAATCAGTACGCCTCGAAACACAAATTGAGTATGTATTCTTAGGAATGAAACAGTCTGATAGTATGAATAGGCGTATAATGTTACGACAATACGAAATGCAAGCCATTTCACCTACAAAACTCGTGTATCCTTTTTCTTTATGGAAAGACAAAGACGTACTTCGATATATTAGTAACAACCGATTACCTAAACCCATACAATACAGCAATAAAAAAAGTAACGGAATAACCTTTGACCTTGATGTATATCTATACCTACGTGAGCATTACCCTAATGACTTGCAAAAAATATTAGATGTTTATCCATTATCTGAAAAAATACTATTTGATTATGACCAAAAAAACAAAAACACAAAAGGAACTATACAAGCAAAGTGAAACAATCACTATACAACGCTCACAAATAAACTTTGCCCCTTTCAATCCTAAAAGGCATACAGACGAGCAAATCGCACAGATGCGTAAAAATATCAAAAATGTAGGGTTTTTAGGTGGTATTATTTGGAATGAGCAAACCTCAAACCTTGTAGATGGGCACAAGCGGGTAATGTCCCTTGATATTATCCACAAGTACGATGGCACGCTCGAAACTGACTACAAAATCAAAGTAGAAAAAGTGTCTTTTGACCTTAAAACAGAAAAGGAACAAAATATATTTCAAACACGCTCACGTACCGAACTTGATGAAGAACTAATGAGATCACTTATTCCTGATATTGATTACCTCAATGCAGGGCTTGATGATTACGACCTCAATCTATATGCGGTCGATTACTCTTCCTTTGAAGTACCCGACCTATCACAAGCTATAGAAGAAGCATATGCTCCCATAAAGCAAGAAAAAGACATTGAGAGAGAAATATCCAATGAAGAGAAAAAGCAGCAAGTCAAAGAAGCAAAAGAAGCTATCAAACAACAAGCTATTGAAAAAGCCCAAAATTTAGATGCTTACGTAACGCTTTCCTTTGATAACTGGAAAAACAAAGAAGCCTTTATGCTCCGTATGGGGTTTGACCCTGAATTTAAAATGATAAAAGGGGAAACACTATCGGCAAAGGTAGAACGCATAGACTAATAACATTTAATAACATTTGATATGAAACCACGTAAGAAGATAGATAATGAAAAATATACTGATGAGGAACTAAAACAAGCTCTTATCAAAGCCAACGGACAACCTACTAAGGCAGCCGAAATACTTGGTGTTACCTATCCGTCTGTATATGGGCGTATTCGTAAAAACCCAGAGTTGGAAATCGTCCAAAAAGCATATCGAGCACGTACTTTTAATGATGTATCTAACTTGGTATCTGTTATTGCTATTATGGGTGTTATCCGTGAACCTCTCACTGATGAAGAAGGTACAGTAATACCCAATCAATTCCGTGAAGTCCCCGTTGATTATCGTACCCGTATGACCGCAATGCAAACTGTACTATCCACTTTCAAAACCGACGACGGCATCCGTGACGAAGTTTCCGTACAAGGCTCTATCGACATCGCTCAGTGGCTTAAGAGTAATAGCAAAAGTAATGATTAAAACGCAACCCGTATATAACCCCCTATATCTGAATAAAGATAAGTTCATCACTATCCTTTCAGGAGGTCGAGGCAGCGGCAAAAGTTTTGCAGCCTCCACCTTCTTGGAACGCTTATCTTTTGAAGCTGGGCATAAGATACTATTTAGCCGTTATACCATGGTATCTGCTCATAGTTCTATTATTCCTGAGTTTGAGGAAAAGATAGAAGCAGAGGGTACTGGGGCGTATTTTAATATTACTAAAACAGCTATCAAAAACACCTTTTCAGGCTCTGAAATACTCTTTAAGGGTATCAAAACCTCATCAGGAAACCAAACGGCTAACCTTAAATCATTACACGGTATTACCACCTTCGTAGGTGATGAAATGGAAGAATGGCTATCAGAAGAAGACTATGAGAAACTAATACTATCAATCCGTCAAAAAGGCAAACAATTGCGGGTTATTCTTATTCTGAACCCCTCCAATGCCGAGCATTTCATTTATAAGAAGTACATTGAAAAAACACATAAGGTAGTAAATATTGATGGTGTTGAGGTGCAAATATCCACCCACCCTGATGTATTGCATATCCACACCACCTACTTTGATAATAAAGAAAACCTCAATGAGCAGTTTTTTAAGCAGATTGAGGAGATAAAAGACCAAAGCCTCGCACAAGCCACCGATGAGCAAGGCAATTTTTCTCAATCCCTGTTCAACAAAACCAAATACGCACAAAAAATCATAGGTCGTTGGGCTGATGTATCGGAAGGGGTCATATTCACCGATTGGGAAGAGGGCGAGTTTGACACCTCACTTCCTTATGGTTACGGACAAGATTACGGCTTCAGTATTGACCCTGATACCCTCATCAAGGTAGCGGTAGATAAGAGAAGAAAGATTATTTACATAGATGAAAAATACTATAACAACAAGCAACTATCCTCTGACGGACTATATCAACTCAATAGCAACCTCATAGACAGACCTGATGACCTTATCGTAGCCGATAGTGCCGAACCTCGCCTCATTGCCGACCTAAGAGACAAAGGGCTAAACATAGAGCCTTGCGAAAAAGGAGCAGGAAGCGTATCAGCTGGCATAACCACAATGCTCAATTATAAGTTAGTGGTAACGCCTCACAGCTTCAATGTGAAGAAAGAGCTGAAAAATTACGCTTGGAACGATAAAAAAGCAGGTATACCCATAGATAACCACAACCATAGCATAGATGCTATTCGCTACATCACTATGAAGCTGCTAAGTGGAACAAATAACAACTTATATCAACTCGCCTCAATGATTTAAAAAAATATAGCAATATGAACAAACAACCTATAACACAAGAAGATTTTAAACAAGGAGTAACGCCTATAGATATTTCGCAATTCCAAAAGCAGTACGATGTTAAGAAGCACGAAATACTCACCAACAAGCACCGCTATCCCGACCCCGAGATAATGATACCCCTCACTGACGAAGTGGGTAACCCCCTCTTAGATAGCCAAGGCAAACCACGATTTGAAAAGCGCACCCGCTCCCTCAATCGCATAGGGCTGCCCTACCAAAAGCGCATTGTCGAAATCGCCACAATGTTCCAAACCGCCATACCCTACAAATACACCGCTGAAGATAGCAAGCTATTTACCGCCTTTCAAGAAGTCATCAAGGCAAACAAAATGAACTTTTCCGACAGCAAGCTATGCACAGAGGTAAAGCGTTACACTCAAGTAGCCGAATTGTGGTACTTAGAAGAGCAGCCTAACGAGCAATATGGGGTATCTTCTCAATTCCTATTGCGCCACAAGGTGCTATCACCTGAAAAGTACAAGCTATACCCACGCTTTGACGATAACGATAACCTTATATCATTTGCTGTTGAAAGCACTACCAAAGACAACAAAAAGACCATTTTACAAGCATTTACCAATGAGGAGGTATATACTTTCACTACTGAAAACGGACAAACTACTACCGAGGTAAAACCCAACATCATCGGCAAAATACCCGTAGTGCTATACCAACAAGACAAACCCGAATGGGAAGCGGTACAGCACCTTATTGAGATAGCCGAAGAGCAGCGTACCTATTTTTCCGAAAGTAACAAAAAATTCGGCGAACCTATCCTAATGATAGCTGGTAAAGTAGAAGGAAAGACAGCGGCTAACAACACTGGCGGAAGAGTCTTCGAGGTAACAGATGGTGGAAACGTGCAATTCGTCGTACCTCCTAATGCTAATGAGAGTTTCGACAAAGAAATGAGTATGAACCGCCGTGATATACACGAGTTCTCACACACCCCCGACCTTTCTGATGAGTTCTACGCTGGCAAAGGCAATATGCTATCAGGCGTAGGGCGCAAACTGGCTTGGCTACCCGCACACCTCAAAGTGAAAGACAATGAAGCTATATTCATACCCGCATTACAAAGGCGTATCAATATCATTTTGGCTTTCCTTTCAAAGATGTATTTACCCTTTGAAAAGGAAATGAAAGATATAGATATTACCCCTATCATTACCCCATTTGATATTGATGATGATACCGAAATGATACGTACCCTTACAGAAGCCAATGGTGGCAAGCCTCTTATATCACAGCGTGAAGCAATGCAGCGTTTTGGTATCACCGACCCCGAAGCCCAATTACAGCAAATTAAAGACGAGGAAAATAGCAACCTCAATGAAGCAAGTATCTAATGAACTATGATGATCAACATAGGAAGCACCTAATGGCATACCTACAACAGATAGAACGATTGTTTTATCAGCTTGTAGGTACAGCCGTCTTTATAGCCCTTAAAACCGATTATAAAGAACTCATCACAAGTACATTATTTGCTTTTGCAAACACAAAGAAAGGTAAATCTTTTGAAAAGGAATTAGCTAATTTCAGCAACCAATTAGACCAAATCATAAAGCAAGGTATCACCAAAGAATGGGCATTTGCCAATATCAAGCAGGATAAGCTACTAAGAGAAGGACTAACCAAATATAAAAACCTTGAAGCCCTCGAAACATTTAAAACGCGTAAAATTAAAGATTTTACCATTTCCGACCGTGTATGGGACATTGCTAAAAAAGCACAAACAGAATTAGAACTCGCCTTATCTGTTTCCTTGGAGGAGGGTAAAAGCGCGGTACAGTTAAGCCGTGAGATACGCAACCTATTAAACAATCCTACCGCCCTATTTCGTAGAGTTAGGGACAAATACGGCAACCTTGTACTAAGTAAGAACGCCCAAAACTATCACACTGGGCAAGGAGTGTATCGAAGTGCCTATAAAAACGCTTTGCGTCTTGCCAGTAACGAAATCAATGTAGCCTATAAGTCCTCCGATTGGTTGCGCATACAGCAAAACCCTGATGTAGTAGGCTTTGAAGTACGCCTATCACCACAGCACAAAGTCTATGATATGTGCGATGAACTCAAAGGCAAATACCCCAAAACATTCCACTTTCACGGCTGGCACGTAGGCTGCAAGTGCCATATAGTGAGCATTCTCAAAACACCCGACGAACTCATCAAGGAATTAAAAGCTGATGAAGAATTACCCCCTGAAAGTTCATCTAATTACATAAGTGATGTACCCAAAGAATATAAACAATGGATAACCGACAATAAAGATAGATTTAATAACTGGAAAACAAAGCCGTATTTTATTGAGGCTAACAAAGGGTTAGTAACGAGTAGTTTAATAAAAGAACAAGAGCTGCAAAAACTCAATACCCCCTACAAAAAAATATATGAGGGTAAGAACAAGGCAATAGTACAAGTAAGTCCTTATGCCGATAAGAAAGACTTAGAAAAGAACATAGCAACCGCTAAAATTATAGCCAATGAGTTAGGAAAGAATGTAAATATCCGTCCCCACTTAGATAGCAATATAGTGCAAATCAAAAACCCTGAATACGAAATAAACGGACTTGTTGCCGATAGAAAAGAAGCAAGTTCATACACAAGTATAAAAAGCCATTTAGATAAGGTAAAAAAACAAATAAATGGAGCTAATGCACAGAAAGGAAGCGTTGTATTTGATATAACCAACTTTGAAGATTGGAAATCTCAAGATATTACCAAAAACCTAAAAGGCAAAATAATGAGCTTTAAAAATAACAATTGGTTAGAAGAAATATACTTTGTGCATCAAAATAAAGCAATAACCTTTACAAAAGAAGAACTACTAACAAACTACTTAGAAGTAATCAAAAAACTAAACACCCTAAAATAAGCAAAGCCTTAACAATCATTGCGCTGATTATTAAGGCTCTACTCTGGTAGC